TTTACATAACTTCTGGGAATGCACAAGGCCAACTGAGATCTATTACATCTTATGGCGTTGAAAACAATCGACGATTTATTACTGTTGACGCTTCTTTTTCTCCAGCAATTGCAGCAACCGACACCTTTGAAATCTCACCTAACGTACTTGTGACCGGTGATGGTACAGGTTTCCAAGGCCGCGCGGTGATTAATGAAACGAGTGGTATTATTGAGCGTGTAGAAATTATTGATCGCGGTACGGGTTATACTCAGGCTACAGCAACTATTGTTGCTAACACCGCAGGATTCGATACAAATGCATTTAGTCCTGGTTCTGCTAGACCAATTATTTCGCCAATTGGTGGTCATGGCTCAGATCCTCAAAAAGAATTATATGGACACTTAGTTGGAATCTCAGTAGACTTTGCAGGTAACGAATTACCTACAGCAAATAATGATTATCGTAGCTTTGGCATTATGAAAGATCCAACATTTAAAGATGCGCAGATTCAATTAAATACTTCGGTAGGTTTAAATGAAAATGACGTAATCTTACAAAGTAATACAAATGCTACTGGAACTATTACTGACATTGATGTAGCAAATAATGTAATTACTCTCAGTACAGTAAGTGGAGTGTTTAACGCAACAGACGCTATTACTGTTGGTAATACAGAATTTACGGTATCATCTATTTTAGATAATAACGACACATTTGACCAAAGATTAGTTTTAGATACATCACTTACATTTGGTGCTGGATTCCAAAAAGATGAAACTATTATTCAACAAAATACAAATGCGTCAGCGGTAGTACACCAATATGATTCCGGAACTATTCGCGCAATTAACGTACAAGGTAATTTCCTAGTTTCTACCACATCAGTTATAGTTGGTCAGACATCAGGTACTCGTGCTGTTATAAATACTATTACACAACCAGATATGATTAAAGGCTCAGGCGAAGCAATGTTTGTACAAAACATCGAACCTATTACAAGAGCTGACGGCAGAACAGAACGAACTAAAATAATTATTGGATTCTAAGAGGTAGAAGATGGGTTTAACCACCGACTTTAACGTCACACCATACTTTGACGATTTTAACGAGCAAGACAACTTTCACAGAGTTTTGTTTAAACCCGCTGTTGCTGTACAAGCTCGCGAGTTAACTCAGCTTCAAACAATTCTTCAAAACCAGATCGAAAGATTTGGTACGAATGTTTTGCAAGAAGGTACTATCGTAAAGGGTGGTAACTTTGTAGAAGAAAATCCTCTACCATATGTTAAAGTATCAGATAACAACACTGCTAACGAAGCAGTTAACGTAACTAACTTTATTGGATTTACTGCGGTAGGTACAGTTACTGGACTTAAAGGTATTATTGTAGATGCAATTGTTGGACTTGAAACACAAAGCCCAAACTTAAACACTTTGTATGTAAAATATATTAATACAAACGACAACGGCGACAAAGTATTTAACTCAACAGAAAACCTTCAGATTCGTAATTCAGACGACGAATTGGTTACTACTATTACTGTTGCTGGTACTGCTGATCCAGCACCAATTGGTAATGGTTACGGTGTACGCTGTGGCGATGGTATTATATTTCAAAAAGGACACTTTGTACGCTTTGATGATGATATTACTATCGTGTCAAAATATGACAATGTGCCTAACAAAGTTGTAATAGGATTTGAAACAAAAGAAGAAATCATTAATAGTGATGCAGATACTCAGCTGCTAGATAACGCAAATGGTTTCAATAACTATAACGCTCCCGGTGCTGATCGTATTAAGCTTATTCCCAAGCTTGTAACTCGTACAATCGCCGAAGCAAAAGCTGATCAAAACTTCTTTACACTTCAAGAATATGAAAATGGAAATGTCGTAAGACGTAGACTTACAACTCAATATAGCGCTCTCGAAAATCTAATGTTTGCAAGGGATGCTGAGCAATTTGGTAACTTTATTGTAGAACCATATTCACTTAAAATTGGTGAAGCTCGTAACGCAGCAAATAACGAATTAGCTGTAAGTATTGGAGCGGGTGTTGCATACGTTGAAGGACGTAGAGTACAACTATATAATAGTATTCAAGAATCTTTTGAGAGAGCAACTACAACCGACACTGCTACATCTCAGGATATTGCTACAAACTATGGTCAATACGTAGATGTACAAGCACCAAAAGGTTACTTCGACATTAATACATTCGAACAAATCGATTTAGTAAATGGATCAGCTGTTACTATTGGTACTGCTAATATAAGATCATTATACCAAACCGAAGGCGGATTGTACAGGGCTTATTTGTTTAATGTAAAAATGAGTGCTAACCAAGCATTTTCTGACGTAAGATCAATTGAAAATAGTGCTGCACAGGCGGAAGCAAGCATTGTATTAAATAGCGCAAATAATGCTGTATTGAAAGAAGTTGGATTTAGATCTGCTATCTTTGAAACTGGTCGAGATGCTATGAAAGAAATTGATCTTTCGGCTACAGACTATACTTACCGCGCAGCTAATAACTCATTAGAAATGTCAAGCGGTGGTGTACTTACAATCACACTTCCAGGATCTGACATTTTCCCATACAGTGTAGCAACTACATTGAATGAAACTCAAAAGAAAGATATTATTCTTACATCACTTGAGACTCAAGCACCATATACAATTGGCGATCACATTGATATCTCAGGTAATACAGTAACAGTAGCAGTAACTTCTGCTAATCAGTTAACAATTACTTTCTTTGATCCGGCTGATCATCCAACAGCTGCTATGACATGTGCTGGTTATTATAACGCAAAGAGATTTGTAACTGAAGTTAATAATAAAAACCTAGAAGAAATTTACATTACGATTGACACAGCAACTCACGCTAATGGTACATCTGGTACGTATAGCTTAGGTGTTCCCGACGTGTATTCTATTGAAGGTATATGGGAAGTGGGTGCTAACGCTGCTTATAGCGAATCTGGCACAGATGTAAAGAATAGCTTTAGCTTAAATACAAACCAAAGAGATGCATTCTATGGATTGTCATATATTTTAGCTGACTCAGGATTCACTATCACGAGTGGAGATAAATTCTTAGTTAAAGCAAAAGTATTCCGTAAAACAAATTCAATTAATACTTTCTTTAGTGTTGACAGTTATCCAGTTGATGATGTAACTGAACCACTACCAGCGAATAAGATCAGAACTGAAAACATTCCAATTTATATGAATGAAGCTGGTAAAAAAGTAAATCTGAGAAACGTTATTGACTTTAGACCATATACCGCAGCTACAGCAGCATACTCAAGCACTATTGGTGGCGCAACCGAAAACCCAGCAAACACAACAGATTTTGGTACAGTTGATTTTTACTTCCCAAAGCCAAATGCTACTTTAGAAACAACGTATGATTATTATCTAGGTCGTATCGATAAGCTTATCCTTGACGATAAAGGTGTATTTAATATCATCACTGGCGCTCCAGCTAATGATCCTATCCCACCTGCCGACGTTCCTAAAACAATGACATTGGCCAACATTATTGTTTCGCCATTCCCATCGTTACCAATTGGCCAAGCTTCTCGAGTAGATAGACAAGATTCTGCTGTATATTTAAGACGTGAAAGAAATGCTAAAAATTATACGTTCAAAGATATTGCACAATTTGATTTACGTCTAAGAAACCTAGAAATATATACTTCACTTACATTGCTTGAGCAATCGGCAACTGATCTTAGTATCCTCGATGAAAATGGACTTGACAGATTTAAGAGTGGTATTTTGGTCGACAACTTCGATAACTTAAGCTTTGCTGAAGTAACAGATCCAGAATTTGGTGCAAGTATCGACACTTCACGTAATGATATTCAACCTAAGATTAGAGCATATCCATTTGATTTAGAAGTTGTAAGTTCTACTGGTGTAACAGATTATGGCGAAGCCGTAACACTTACTAGTAATACTTCTCCAGTGATTGAACAATTTACTGCCACTAACACGAGATCGTGTACAACTGGTTTCTGGAAGTTTAATGGTTCGATGTTTATTGTGCCACAGAATGACACAACAACTGACGTTACTCGTGCACCAGATATTAACTTTACAATTGACTTAGAAACTCCATTTATGGATTTTGTTGACACACTTCAAGAATTTGTACCATTACAAAATAGTGCTACAACTGTTACTGGTACTAACTCGAGTGCAGTGACAAGAGGTCGTACAACAACTACAACCACAACTACTAACCTACAAACTATTACAAATACATTAGCATCAACTAGTCGCAATGTAACACAAGCAATTGGTGACTTTGTTACTGATGTTAACTTTAATCCATTTATGAGATCACGTGATATTCAAATTCGAATCTTTGGATTAAGACCTAACACTCGCCATTACTTCTACTTTGACGAAATTGACGTGAATGCGCATATCGCGCCAGCAATTCCAACGCCTGGTAATAGTACTCAGCTTATAAGCAATGGCGTATTCTCAGCATCAAATGTTATTAAAACAAATGCTTCTGGTGAGCTATATGCAATCTTTAGAATTCCAGCAGAAACATTCTTTGTTGGTGATAGAGTACTCGAAGTAGCGGACGTAAGTCTATACGGCGACATTGAAAGCGCTTCTTCAATTGCAGAAGTTGTTTATCATGGCTTTAACGTGTCGGTAACAAAGGCTACATTGACGTCTACTACAAGAATGCCAGATTTCTTTGTTGATACTGACGTACAGAATACTACTCAAACTAGTGTAACATCAGTAACGCGTCCGCGCCGCGATCGCAATTGGGATCCAATTGCACAAACGTTTATTTTAGACGAACAGCTTTCAGCAGATAGCGTAGTTTATTTAGATTCAATTGATTTATATTTCTCATCAAAAAGTGATACGAATGGCTTTACTATGGAGATTCGTGAAACGCAAAATGGATATCCAGCTGGCGCGGTAATTCCATTTGGTAGGATCCATGTTGATGCAGCAGACGTAAATGCTAATGACCAAAATGCTCTTACTCCTACTAATGTTAGGTTCGATGCACCTCTTGCATTAAGAACTGGATTAGAATATGCTATTGTTATTTTACCAGATGCTAATGATCCGGCATACCGAGTTTGGATTTCACGTACTGGTGAAACTGACGTCGACACCGATCTTACTGTGAATATGGATACAAATGGTGGTACACTATTTACATCTACAAACAATAGAGCTTGGACTGCTTATCAAGATGAAAACCTTAAGTTTACGATTTATCGTAATAACTTTACTTCAACTCAAGGTTCTATAACACTTACTAACCCAAGTAATGAATTCTTAAAAATTGATACTGCTACAGCCGGTAGATTTGAAGAAGGTGAAAAGGTATACGTTGACACTGGTGGAGTTTATTTAACTGGTAATGTTGACGTTATTGCGGGTAACACTACAATCGTAGGTACTGGTACTGCATTCCAAAGTGAGTATACAGCAGGTGAACATATTGTTGTTAATGCTGACACTAATCCAGAAGTATTAGAGATTGCTTCGGTGGCAAATAACTCTCACTTAATTGTAAGCGACATTCCTACCGCAAACTCAACAGGTGAACACTTTAAGACAGTGACTGGTACAGTTTCTTATTACAATACAATTGAGCCTCGATTGCTAATCTTAGATAACTCATCTGCAAAAACTGGATTGACATTTGCAAATAACGATGTATTATATGGCGCTGTTTCAGGCGCTCAAGGCTCGGTGTTAGAAGTACACGATTTGCCTATGAGCTATACTCAGCCTAACGTATTTAGAAACAATTATACATACACTTCAACTAGCTTAACTGCAAATAGATTATATAGCGCTGCTGGTTCTTACTCTAAGCAGTTTGACTTTAACGATAACAATTATCTCATTGGTACATCTACTTATATTAAGAGTAGATCAAATGAGATTAATGAAGATTCTGGAGCGAATTCGTTTGAGATGACAGTTCAATTGAACTCTCAAACTTCTGACTCTTCACCGTTTGTTGATTATGCGCTTTCAAACATTACTATGTACGAATACTTTATTAATACTGACACGACAAATGAGAAAACAAAAAATGGTAATGCAATTGCTAAATACCTTACACGTAAAGTAGAGTTAGCTGAAGGTCTCGATGCTGAAGATATGAGAGTACTTCTTACAGCTTATCGTCCAGCTGGTACTGACATTGAAGTTTGGGCTAAGTTCCAATCGGCGTATGATGTCGGTGATTTTGACGATGATCTCTATTGGACTAAGCTTGAAAAGAAAGAAGAAACTGACTCATTCAGTACTGTAAGTAATCGTTACGACTTTAAAGAGATTGAATATAATCTTGGTGATGCAATTCAAGCTCAAGGCGATGGTGCTTACATTGATAATGGTGTATTTACTTATCTCGATAGTGAAGGTGGTGTACATAACGACTTTAAATTCTTTGCAATTAAAGTAGTATTCCTAGCTAATACTCATAACGTTGTACCAAGAATAAAAGATCTAAGGGCACTAGCACTAGTATGATGGATTTAGTAACAAAAGAATATAAACGAGATACTGCCTCGAACGCTCTAATAAATAGAAATAGAGAGCAGTATCTTAAATATAAAGCTACTAAACTTCAGCTTAACTCCGCAAAGGAGATGTGTGAAGAGATAAATAGTATTAAAGAAGATATAAAAGAATTAAAACAACTTGTAGTATTATTAATGGATAGGACTCAATAATGGCTATTCTCACTTACGTTGGAGCAGAAATAAATCCAGCAAACAACACATTTGAAACGTGGCTGAACCGCACCAACGATATGATTGGTGACATGGGATCTACAGTCGTTTCAATAGACGGAACTAATACAGGTAACGTTGATATTACCGGCGTATTTAGTGCTGATACTATTTTCACAGGTACAGAACTTCGAGGTGGAGATGCAAATGGCGCATCATCCTTTAACATCAGTTCAGACGTATCATTTACAGCAGCAGCAGTTAACGTATCAGGCTCAACCACTCTTACCGTATCTAGCGAATCAGTATTCAATGGTGCTACAAGTAACCTATCCATTACAACATTGCGTACGAATTTAGATTCTGGTAATACTAACATTAGTGGACAACTTACTACAACTGGACTTTCATCCTTTACTGGCAATGTAGAATTTACAGATACAATTACCGGTAACGTATCTATGACTGGCACATTAAGTCCAGCCAACATCTCAGGTGCTACTGCAACATTTTCTGGCAATACAGAATTTAACGATCACCTTTCATTCCCGTCAGGTACTCTTGTAGTTCCAGTAGGTAACACTGCTGTAAGACCTACACCTGCCGAAGGTATGTTTAGATTTAACACTGACCTTGGAGAGTTTGAAGGTTATGATGGATCTATCTGGGGATTGATTGGTGGAGGCGGAGGCCTAGCTGCTACGGTTGTGAATTCAAATACTAATGCTGCAGCTGAAGGATTTTACTTCACTGACTCAAGCAGTGGTCCATTTAACATAACGCTACCAACTTTACCAGATGCAGGTGACGTAATTAAACTTGCAGGTAAAAGTTGGTCACTAAATTCAGTTACAGTATTACGTAATGGTAATACAATCGAAGGATTAGCTCAAGACTTAGAACTTGATATTGAAGATAGTACTGTAGAATTTATTTACGACGGATCAACATGGCAAGTATTTACTAACGTTATTTCTACCGCTTCAACAGGTAGTGGCGGCGGTATTGGTGATCCAATTATCGTAGCTACAAGCCAAGGTATTACTGCAGGGAATTTCTATTATGCTGATTGTTCATCAAGCGCTATCACATTAACTTTACCAGCTACACCCACACAAGGTGATTACATTAAGTTTATTGGTGATAATTGGGAAACAAATAACTTAACATTAGCTCGTAATGGTTCTACTATTGAAGGCGACGCTGAAGATCTTATTGTTGACGTTAATGATGTGACCATCGACTTAATTTATGATGGAGCAACATGGCAGGTATTTACTAATATTGG